GCTTGGCATTCCGTCTCCAATTGACAGTTTAAGATCAAACTCAGCGTCACGAGTCATCGGTTTGCCATCTTCGCCAGTTAGAGCGATATGTTCAGGCTCGCTACCATCTGAATCCTCTGACATCGCATTAGGAATCAATCGTGGTATGTCTTTCAATTTGCGCGGGTCATAGAATTTGTAATCAGGCACCTTGCCTTCTATCCTGATCCACATCTCTTCATCCCAGTTATCAATCATTTCGTCGTACAAGAGATCAAGGACTTGTTTAAATCCAACCTTGAACATCTCTTTCTTGTGCACCGTTCCCTTTTGTCCAGACTGCTGTAATGCAGCAATAGCTTTGAATGCGGTAACTCCAGAAGGTTGCGTCCCTCTAGTCACATCAGGTCTACCACTTATCACATCAGCCTCTTGAAATGCCTTCTCACGTCTCATTACAACGTCTGGAGATACTTGCCTAGCTTCTACAACTCGGAAGGCATTAACGTCTCTCATAGGCACTCTAAGCCCTGCAACTGAAGTCCATTTCCTTGGATCAAATCCACGCCCTGCACCAATACCGAATGCTATTTGCGGGTTACCCATCAGCCTTGCGTTAATGCGTATTTGGTCATCCAATTCATTTATGAGGTCTTGGGTAGGGATTAGTAATTCAACGTCACCTTGACCCCATAACGTTCCTCTTTGTGGGTAACAAGGTATAGCCACGAATGGATACATATTCCTACGTTGCAACTTACCGCTTTCTTTGCGAGTGTCCTGTAATACAATGTTTTGGCACACTGTTAGGCAATACATTTCACCTTTATCGTCTTTCATGTAACACTCAATCAATAATGCCCTTTGTGATACGGATGAACTCGACTCATCTGCATTGTCAGTCTCGTATATCTTAGGGTCATACAGGACATTGAGTTGACGTTGAACATACTTACCACGCTCTGGGAACTTACGTTTAAACCAACTAAGCGGCTTCCATGTGGCATGTATGATGAACTCAGCTTCTTGCAAATGAGTATGTGCCATCACCTTAGGATCTGGAAAGAAGTTAGCAGGGTTGATAACATCATATGTTGGTAGTCCTCTACCACCTAAAGCATCCTCATCAAACCACACTTTATAAGGTGATGTGCCAAGCTCTAACCGATCATGCTCGGCAAGCTCTAATTTCTGCGTAAATTTATTATGATTGAGCACATAATCCATCATATGTTGAACCTGAGTGGAGTAAAGTTCATCTGATAACTCAATTCCTGATGCCTGTACGGCTTGCGGCTTATCTACCAAGTCTGCAATTTGACTATCAATAATAGGCTTAATGATATTGGTGTTACTGTTCGGATCGTCTGGAGTCTCTTGCGTACCTTGACGGCCACGAACATAATCATCATATAATCTCCAATTCGCGTGTAGCTGCATGTCCTGTTTCGCTATCCACGCACCGTTGAACAATGTTTGTACCTTTGTGGCATCCTTCTGTTCTTCATCTGTCTGTTTAAGCAAGTCTTTGTCATACTCAAGGCTATCATCTGTAATATCTATTCTTTTTTTCTCTGTAGTTGCCACTGATTCACACTCCTTTCTATGCAATAAAAAAGGCTAACCGAGTGGTTAACCATGCCTATTTCCTAGATCCTCAGGGTTCCATCCCCCGGCACGTACATTACTGCGCTTGCTGTCGTGCTTTTCTTGGTCATATTGCATCTCAAGTTGCCTGTACTCAAGCGCCACTTGTTCTAACTGCTCTTGTAACACACCAAGCTGATCCTTCTTACTCTCTGCATCTCGCTTGATGTAACCAATCTGCCTGCCATATACAAAAGCACCAGCCGCAATAGCTGATGCCAAGGTGATGCATATGAATGCTATGAGCACGGTCATCTCACCAACTCCTCAGATATATTTTGAAGGGTATCGGCTATCTCATTGGCTAAGTCGCCCTGTATGGTTAGCGTATTGGTTTCTTTATCTATGCATTCCCTCATCGTTTCAGATACGATACCGAGATACTTTTTAGCAGACATTACTTCTTTTGGCATTACCATCCCATCCTTCCAAACCAACTCGAATCATCATCATTGTCTGATCGTTTGGCATCGTCTTTTATTTCACTTACATGTTTAACAGTTCCATTGGACTGCATTACAAAGTTACTTTTGTTGTCCGTATGACCTACAGGTTCAGGCATCTGTACTAGCTCGGTTATAAATGGGTCCATAACTAACAAAATTATTGCAGACCCTGTGACTGTATCGTCGTTCCCTGTAGATGCATTCGTGTCTCCATTGTCGCCTTTAACGTATTTCATCATTTCTTTTATCATACGATCTGACTTGCAGCCTATTTCTCTGTCGCGTATCAACCCAGCTAGGTTATCAATCATTAGAGGTTTAGTTTTTTTGTCTGTCCACCAACCAAGTTCTTGTTTCTCTTCATCGGTTATCTTGTCGTGAGTTGTGCGCTTATAAAGTTCTGTATATACTTCCTTCATTGCGTTAAGGGTAGATAACCCGTGGTTGTTTTCTTCAACAGCTATTAAAGCTTCGTTGTACCAGTTACCTAGGTTGACAAGGATTGAACTACCGAACAAATCAGGATCAATATGACCATGCCACATGGCTACAAGGTTCTTGTCTGCATCATATACAGGAGCGCACGAGTAATCCCCGTCTTTCTTTCCTTTGGCAACGTCCGCACCGATGAAGTACTGCTTGCCCTTGATTGGTCGCTTCCACACTTCTAGGTTACCTTTATCCGACTTAATAAATTTTACGGTGTTACCATGTGTTTCAAGGTTGCCGAGCTCTCCTGGTACGCAGTGTTTCAAGTACTCCATAAGAGTAGGTATATCGAACCTCGGTCTACCTGATGCAAGGAATGACTCTTCAGCTGTACAAGGATACTCTTGAGATAGCTTTTCTTTCAGATCCTTCTGTTTACCGTTGTACCAGTAGAGTTGTTCCCACGTTAGGCTCTCGTAGTCTAGTAGATGCTTAAGCTTCTCGTGGAACTCAGTTACTTTATTCATTACATCTTCTTTAAATTGTTCCTCACGTTCTGTATCTTCGAACTTCATTACGTACTCAGGAGTTAACCACCATGGGTAAAACTTAGCTTCCCAGTTATTCGATCCCTTTTCAGCCCCGTCCCAGATATCTTTAAACTCATTCAGTCCGTTTGCTGTGGTCTCTAGTATCTGTATACTGTCTTTGGTCAATGCTTCTCCAAGCCCAGTCATGATGCTGACAATACTGTCCCAGAATGCCGCCTCTGATCCGTGGAAGAAGTTTATTGTCTTGGATCGACCAACCTCTTTATTACCAGCCGTACTCACTCGCCACCTACTATTAAGGTTTGCAAAGTGAAACTCACGTCTGTTGTTGAATTTCTCTTCTGGCTTGAGCAGTTCTGGCAACTGATTGTACACATACCGCGCTTTATCTTCGAATATTGTACTGGTGTTGTCTCCACTGTCTGCCAATGTAAAGCCTGAAAAGTTCTTGCTAATGATCGAATTAGCTAATTGATACCCTGTGATGAACGAAGTAAAACCCTGCTGCCGACCTTTCAGCACCAAGAATTTTAAATGCATTCGCTTGCCAGCTTTGTAATCATCCTTAGCCTTGTTGATGTCGTCTAAGAAGCTCTGCTGTACCTCATTTAGAAAGAATGGCACCGTCCTCTTATCCTTGTCTACAATGACAAAGGAAATCTCGATCAGGTATTCAGGGTATCGACTGATCTCCTGTCTCACTGTAGCGTTTTGGGGATCAACGATGTAATTGACTGCGGCTAGTACGAACTCTGTGTCTCGTGCAATGTCGTGATCTGCATCCCATAGCTCTTTGCGGCGAGCAATAATGTCTTTACAGGTTCTCATGTGAAGAATTCCTCTAGCTTCCTGACTGTAGCATCTATTTGCAACTTATCGTTAAACATGCCTAAATGACGTGCCATGGAGTCAAGAGCGCCCTTCTTATCATGTAGCTTGAGTGATATGCCATCTTTGGTCTGTTTGATCTCTGATACGGCATCAAGCTTGTGGCGGTCAATGGTATCAGTCTCGAATATACGCACAGTCTGCACCATTTGTGTAATAGCTCTCTTTGAATCTCCTTCTCCAACTAATTCTATCACCACATCAGTTTCTTCAACCTTCAAAAAGTCCGTGATATTGCTAAACCCAAGCTTTGCATACTCTCTCATCACCATATCAGCAGTGATTTCAACACGCTTTGATCGTTCATCCATCAAATCTTGTATATATTGTTGAAGGTCAGGTTTGGTCAAGTTTTCTTGCCCTATCTGTTTAGCCGTTCTTTCACTGTATCCAGCCCTTATTGCCGCCTGTGCAGCATTGAGGTCAACAATGTATTCCTTAGCAAACATCTCTTGCTTAGCCGTCAATGCCATGTGATCACTCTCCTTTTCTTGAAATAAAAAAAAGCACCCGTAGGTACTTAGTTTTAACTTTAGGTTATTTTTAGTTCTGCTTTGGAAAAGACTTTACATTTATATAAGTCACTCTTGATAGATTGATCGTTATCCCTTCATAACTAAACCATCCATCATTTCTCTCTGTCATCTTTCGAACTATTTCATCACCATTATCTGTGTATAGTTTTACGATGTCATCTTTATCGAAGTGTACAAAGACTATTTGTTGTCCAGACATATTCTTCACCTCCCCCATACATCATAGGGTTGGTTCGGCTATTTGGCAATGTCTTCCTATTCAATATCTAACCGTTCTCTTTCTTCCTCAACGTCTTGCATTGTACATGCATCACACTGTCCTCTTACTAACTCGCCGAGGTTAACACATTCATTCCAGCACTTTGGGCAAGTCATAAGTGCTCTCCTTCCTTACAACTCTTTTGCATTACGATACAGTAACAGACTGTCCAATGTTGGCGGAATAGCATCTTGTTCTGTAGCTAATTTAATCCCATTCCGTGCAGACTCCTCAAACCTTTCCATTCGAATACGTTCATCAGTCATAGCATTCTCTGCAAAACATCCGCATTCACTTACTCTCCATTCAGATGCAACGAATACTGGGGCAAATATATTATCCATGGTTTATAGCTCCTCATTCATGATATCCCTTATAATGTAACTTCAAATCCCTTATACGGCTGGGGTGGTTCGGTCGTCTCGAAGGAAAATCAAAACAAAAAGAGCAACGAGGTTACCCGTTACTCTTCGCGTCTTTAGCTATCGAAATAAGTCTACGAGGTTCAACTGTCGTATCAATGTTTACGTTTGGAACATAAGACAACGCCTCTGCGATTGCATAACTTCCATCTGGATTACGTTGTTGTGTTGTGACTTGCACGATACAGCCGTCACCAGTGTTACAAACCTTCGTAGACTTCATCCATCCCTGATCTTTAGACGATGCTTTACACAATAACGCGAATGTATCTCCATCTCCATACACTTGTAAATCTGATATATTTGCTTTCGCCCCACGCACTTCAGTAATTCCTAAATCCTTTTCACTCATCATAATCATCCTCTTCATCATATTTATAAAACAAAAAGAGCAACAGGCTACGTTCACCCATCACTCTTTATTTGTGGGAATCATTGTGACCAAAGGCTGTACACTTGGATCACCGTTAATCATCATCTGTTCCCGATAATATAATAATAACATTTAAAACAAGGCATTTGCGTGCAAAAAAATGAATTATGCCGGTTCTTCATATACCCAAGACGGATTAAATCTGTGGTCGAAGTTTTGGATTTCTCTTTCTTCCTCACTTAATGGCTGTAGCGCAATGGATAATCTTCTCACTGCTTCAGTATGCCATCTGGACACCGTTGAAGGGTCACAACCTGTAATAGCCGCAATCTGTTTCAGTGACATTGCGTTTCTGTCCAGGTACTTACGACTAATGATTTTCCGCTGATCATCACTCAGTACATGGTTCACGGCTCCATCAATCATGTTTACAATACGGTTATATCGTGTCTGGTCCCACATGTTTGGGTTTCGTCTTCGATCACTTATCATAACTGGTAACATAATATCATCAGTAGATCCACAATTATTAGCGGCATATTGATATGATCTATAGTTCTTCAACAACTCTATTACTTTATTGTTTTCCATGTTATCCCTCCTCTTTACCACTTATCAATTCTCGCGCTTTTTGCTTACCTTCTTCTGTAAGCCATCCCATATCAAGCGTTGTACCGAAAGTATATAGCCCTTTATCCGTCCATTTTTCAAGCAAATACCACGCTCGTTTGTAATTCATATTGGATTCAGGCTGATTTATTATATCGCGTGGAAACACCGTTTCTGGAAATCCGAAGACTGTTGTCCCTCCTGTTTCCTTCCCAACTTCTTGATATACGTGTATAAGAAATTTTTTCTCGTCATCTTTCACGCACATCCCTCCTCTTTAGAGAAAAGGCAGCGATTAGGCTGCCATTTTGTTAATCTATGCCGCATTCTCAATCTGTCCGAATACTCTCAACTCAAGCGCTTTGACACGTTCCTCAAGGCTTCTTCCTGTACCTTCCACACTATGGTTTGTTTCATCCAATCCACTGACTGTGCTGTCTTCCGAACTCTGAAAAGGCGGTCTTAGCTCGCCCTCCTCCACAATATCCCCGATATTATCCGCATCCATATGTTGGGGTTCTTCTCTTCGAAACGAAGGCGCTTCATCAGCAGTTACCTCCCGGTACTTCCCTTTTAGATACATGTAGTGGTCTTCAAATTCTTCGTCATTCTCAGCAAATTTAGCTCTGAACTTACTTTTTCTTGTATCCAAAGGTGTAACGTCGTAGATAACTGGCTTATTTTTTTCAGCTTCTACAATTGATTTTTTATAGTTTTCAATGGATTCAGCCACGTCAACACTGATTACTTGTGTTGCATTCTTAGCACCTACAGCTATTTCAGTTCTCAAGTCATGTACTTGACTGTTCAAGCGTTCAATTTCGGCTTTAGCTTCTTCCAGTTCGTCAGCAGCCGCCTTGCGCTTATGTGTCATATCTTCTAGATTCATTTGCAATGTATTTGCTTCAGTTCTCTTTTCAACTAGCAATTCATAGAGGGAATCATAATCCTCTTGATTGGCTCTCTCATTCTGTTTTATTGCTTCCAATTCCGTCTCAAGCATGTCCACCTTGTATCGTTCTTGGGCCTGTAGTTTAAGTATCTCACTTTGTACGATTGCTCTTACCACTCCATATGCCATCGTAGCGTTTTCTTCTGAGTAGTTGATAAACAAGTTTTTAATATTAATTCCATCAGCTTCTACATTGTCTAGGAAGTATGCACCCTCTGCCACATTCTCTACGGCAACAACTGGGTTTATCTGCTCGATCAAACTGTTTAATTGACTCTCTAGATCCGCAACCTTCGATGAATCCTTTAACGCACCACGTTGATTCTCTGCATTCAATTCCTGCCTAACACTCTCAATTTTCGCTTGAATATCCACACGAACACCCACTTTTCCGATTTAATTAGTTTATACCTATATTTTACCACATTTTAATGATAAAAAGTACTGTTTTCTTCCAAATACTCTATTTATCTTTGTTATTCTACACGATGTTAGACTTGACTTTTTTTAATCATTTAGATTTGCATTCTTCACAATGATATTTATTATTTCTGTCTTCATAAGTAGATTTAACAGTTATTTCTTTTCTGCATTTATCACAAAGCGTTAATACTTTATCAAACATAGATTTCAAACTGCCCTCACCTCCTTATTTATGACATATCTATCAGACCTACTAGAATCCTCGTAGAACGATTTCTTTATCTTGACTGATATTTGTTCGTCCAACGGATGTAACACGCCTATAATCACTCCACGTTCGTTTACAAGTGCCATTGCATGCCCCATGTTGATCCAGTGTTTCACTTTTCTTCCCATCCTCTCCCTTTTTTCGTGACGACCCTCAGCGTTATGTCAGGAAACTTGGAATCAAACAGCGCACGCCTTAACGAGAAGTCTCTAGCTATAGCCCCCTTCACATCTACAACGATGGATTTACCATGCTCGTCCTTATACATGAAATCTGCTGTGTACTTGATACCTGTTCTCCTTTTCCCAAACTTCTTGAATGGCTCAAGCAATATGAATTTAGGATGCAATGATAGCTCAGTGATCAACCCGGCACGTTCCATGAGTTTTAGGTGCTGATAGTACTGAGATTCCATCTTGCTATCAAACTGGATGTTATCTACCACTGTAGGGATGGCTCCGTACTTGTTAGCGCCTCTCATACCGGTTCAACTTTTATATGCGTGAATACTCTCGACCACTTAACTGCTTCAGCTGATATTTTGTCCATGCATCCGATCGCATAAGATCTATTTTGGATGAGTAGACGGTATAGGGTTTGTTCAGGCATTATGCAGCACCTCCCCTCTGATGCATCGGAATTATCTTGCTGTGATGCTTCTTGGTTGGTCGTGGTCCTAGCCGATCGTTCAGTGCTTTTAGTTCCTCTGGTGACAAGAAGTAATTCCTACGTGAATTCTCCATGTACTCTTTCCGGCTCATGTCTCTATCAATTGTCAAAGGTACTGATCCTAATGTTGTTGTCTTGGCGTTGCGGTTTCTTTTCATCGTTATCACGCTCCTGGATTCTTTTTATTTTGGATTTCTTGTGCGTATCTAATCATCTCTTCAAATTCTTCCTCTGAGATCGTTGGTGTTGTAT